CCCCATATGGGGTCGAAGGGCTACTCTCACATTGATCACCTATGATTAGTTTGAAAGTAAGGTGAGCGCCTCTCATATAGACGAGGTCCTCATCCGAACCAAACATGGTCTAGTGATTGTCTGGTGACCCGTGCCACAGCCTAGAAAATCTCATTGCGCACCCGGTATTTATACCGTAATGCGACTAGGAGAGCTAGGTTCTGGATGGTCATCAGTTAATGTTGAGTAGCAAAAACTGGCAAGCTTGTAGCTTGCGCAGTAGAGTTCTCCGCCACACGCAGGGCCTGCAAAGGCTGTGCAGTGGAAGAGGCGGTTAGTATCGAGGCATGAGGCCCCTGATCCTAACCTCTACCCCATATCTAGGCCTCCAAATGAGGAGGAAGAGATATGAGACATCGTGAAAGGGTAACCCACTCCGAAAGTGCTCACGTCGAAACTGAGCGCTGGGAAGAGGACTACCGAAATAATCCGGAGATATCAGGATACGACAAGTTCAGAAACTTGGACTATACGTGTTCTGAAGGAACCGAGGTTATGGATGACGTAGTCACCCCGAGATGGACGCAGTTGCGCCAATCTGGTGGCATTGCCAATAACCAGATGGTTCAAGTCGTAACAGAAATAGTTGACGACATCTGCTCGGCCTATATTGCTGGTCAATCTAGCATAAGGTCAGGTAGTAGTCCAAACTATTCCTGGGGACCTGGTTCCAAGTACGATTCTATAGGTGCTCTCAACTCCAGCGCGATTTGCGGTGGAAAAGGAGGGTATCTAGCAACACCCACTTGTGACGATCAGCACTGGATTGACCTGGCTTTAACAAAAGCTTGGGCCAATGTGAGCCTCGATGAGGTTCAGAGTTTAGTGATGATCGGGGAGTCGCGGAAGACCGTGCTCAGCATGATTGCCATATTCAGACGCCTAATCAAGGTCTTGAAATCAATCAAGAAGCTTGATGGTCGTGCACTTAAGCACGAGCTTACGGGCAAAGAATTATCTGATAGGTACATGGAGCTACGGTACGCACTTCGACCACTGATGTATGACTTCAATGGGACAATCGCTGCGATCAAACATGAATCGAGCGAAGCCCTAAGTCGTCTAACATTTCGTGGACATGAGCATTTTTCGGACGAAGATAGTGATCTCCGCAATTTCGCCAATGGCACCGGCGCAAACGGCGGCGCTCGCAGTTTCGACTGCGAACGAACAAGTTCAATATCTTTTGATGTTAGAGCGGGAGTCTTAACCCAACTCCAGACTGTTAGTCAAATCCCTGTTTGGGGCTTGACGTCCGTCATGGAGTCAGCGTGGGAACTTGTTCCCTTCAGCTTTATCGTTGATTGGTTTATCAACGCGGGCAACACAATAGCATCGTGGACGCCAGATTATGGCTTAACGACGCTAGCCTCCTGGACGGTCTCCAAGAAAATCGTGGAGAAAACGTTCAGAATAACGAGATCGTATGCTGCGTTGGGCGAAACCACCTCTACCGTGCATCCTGCATGGCACGTGAATCAACTCAACAACTGCTACTGTAGTGAAACAGTTATCACTACTACGCGAACTCCAGACCCGAGCCGGCCCATCCTACCCACGTTAAACGTGAATCTGGATGTGCTTAAGCTCACAGACTTGCTGATAATAGCCAAGCATTTTGCGGGCCGATAGTAAGGTTACGCGAAGTGCCGGTGTTATAAACAGCTATCAGTACATAGGAGAATTACCCATGCAAGACAATGTGATAACATTGGCAGTAGATGAGTTGAACGATACTAACACAGTTGATCATGTGTTCAACCGGTATGATGAGTTTCAAAACCGGTCCGTCTATTCTGGTGAGAACCACCAGTTGACAGCACGTGATTCGTTGACCCTGTATCGTACCTTCCAAAAGGTCTCTGGAAATTTCAGAGGCGTTGCAAAGTCCAGCTTTAAGTTTACGCAGGATTTTGTGATCGATGGAGTCGACGGCATTGCGCAGTTGACCTCACCGCTGATTGCGGAAGTGAGTTTTTCAATTCCCGTAGGGGTTGTGGTAGCTGACCAGTTAGTAATGCGTCAGCGCCTCATTGCCCTCCTCGACACTGATGCTATTATGGTGGCCTTGAATAACCAACTGGAGATATAACCATGAGCTGGCATGATAACGTTCTTCATGCTTGCCCAATTATTACGGTTATAGCTCTATGTATGCTCGCTCTTAGCAGGCTTACGCTTGCTTTGATACGGATCATACGTTATTTAAGACGGGCTATTTTGCCCAAACAACACCAAAAGTAGCAGAAGTGGAGGCATTATGAAACGTAAAGCCAAAGCGAGGAAACGTGACCTTCGTAAAGAAGTGTCACTGCGTCTTCCCGAGGATTATCCTTGGAAGGTCGTACAAAAAGTACATTTAGACCTAAAGGAGTACCTCTCAGATGCCGACAATGGAATGATCGAACGAGTCCTTAGAGATAGGGACTTTGACGGTTATCTTGAGTTGGCAGAGGCGTGGGGCTTACAGAGTACAGACCTCACGGGTAGCGAGCTACATGTAATTCGTGCTCGTTATCTACTTGCTAGCCTGGTGAAGAAATTTCAGTTTCCATCTGACAAAGACACGCGTGTCGCACGAGCGAAGGAGGTTTTCTTCTCCGCTGAGGGCGCATGCAAGCTTTATAACGATACTAGTTATAGAGAGCTTATCAGGCCGGAAACTGAGTGGGGTGTGAGTGTTTTACATCATGCCCGACAATTCCTAACCAGGCTACTTGGGGATCGCTTACCCGGTTCTCGAGAACTGTTGTCTCGGTCTAGGCATGGGCCTGGAGCTACAATCGGCACGAAGAAAGGTAACATTTCGCAGTACCATAAATTTGCGGAATGGCCCTATTCCTGTACGATCGATGCTTTCAGGTATGCCCGGTTCGCTATTGAAACCGACCAGCGTTGGTTCGGAGCTTTGCAAAACTCCTATCGGGAACGCATGGGAATACCCATGCAAAACCCACTGGACATGAGCGAGTTCTGGGCTGATGTAATTGAGGTAGTAGATGGCAACCGAATCACTTTCGTCCCGAAGGACGCTCGAAAAGAGCGTACTATTGCGATTGAGCCTCTCTTGAATTTGTATCTTCAATTGGGAGTTGATGGTTACATACGCCGTCGTTTAAAACGATGGGGTGTTGACCTTGACCACCAGGAGAAGAATCAGGAATTGGCTCGTCTTGGCAGCTTACGTGATGATGAGGACAGTTTTGTAACTGTCGACTTGTCAGCCGCGTCTGATTCACTTAGTACGAAACTTTGTGAGTCTTTGTTGCCTAGAGAATGGTATTCCTACCTTATGGACCTTAGGTCGCCTGTTGGTGACCTGGGAGAAGAGAGAATCTCTTACGAGAAAATCTCCTCTATGGGGAATGGGTACACGTTCGCGCTGGAATCCGCAATATTTGCTGCATTAGTTTATGCGGTGATGAAGGCGGGAGGAGGAAACTTTGTCAACACTGAATTCGCTGTATACGGAGATGATCTAATCCTTCGTAAGCGATATTACTTTCAGTTAGTCGAAGCCCTCCGATTGTCAGGCTTTAAAGTGAACCTGGAGAAGACCTTTACACAAGGCCCAATCCGGGAAAGCTGTGGCACTGACTGGTTCCATGGGAAACCTCTTCGCCCTGTATTTCTCGACAAGACTCCGACGAGTGTCATGGATTTGTTTTGCGATTACAATCGCATTAAACGTCTCCTTTCACTGTATTGGGGTTTAGAGGAGTCCGAATGCCTCAAGATGTTACGGAAATGGATACCCGAACGATCACAATTGATCATAGGGCCCTTTTCGGACGAGGATTTTGATTCGTACATCCATACTGCTAGTCCCCGTTTGGGGATGCATGCACGTGGGTTGTACAGGTACCCTAGGCTTATTATTTTGCCTAGGCATCAAGCCGGCACGGACTTCCTATTTAGGAAGTTGATGCATGACTTGAGGGAGTTCCCGATACCAGAGCCAGATTATATCGGCAAAGGTCGTAAGGAACGAGGTTCAGGGAGTAGATTTACGGTGACGAGCAGAAATGCTCTACTCGTAGGCAAAACCGTCTCCACCGCCGAAATCTGGCGGGACGAGTACGCCTTTCTGCCGACCGGCTACCGTATTCGGTAGCACGTCGGCACAATTG